ATCTTGAGGGGGTGGTGACTGTGGGTAAGCGAGGTCCGGCGCCCAAGCCGACCCCACTCCGGCTCCTGCACGGCGACCGCGCCGACCGGATCAACGACGCCGAGCCGGTACCGGCGGCCGTCGACATCAAGATCCCGACCTGGCTGCCGGCCAGCGCCCGCACCATCTGGCGGGCGTACGCCCCGGACCTGCAGAGGAAGGGTGTGCTCACCGCCTGGGACGTCGAGGCGTTCGCGATCTTCTGCGACGCGGCCGCCCGCCGGCGCAAGGCGGTCAAGGAGCTGCGCGCCCGCGGTGAGGTCGTCGAGGTGCCCATCCTCAACCTGCAGGGCGACCTCGTCGGCCACCGCCTGCAGAAGAACCCCTGGACGCTGGTGCTCAACGAGGCCGACGGCCAGGTCCAGCGGTACGGCGCCCGGTTCGGGCTGACGCCGTCCGACCGCTCCCAGCTCCGCATCGGGGGAGGCGGGCACCGTGACCCGACGGAGGACCTCCTCACCTGAGAGGCAGCCGCCGAACCACGACGAGCGGTGGCGGCCGAACGACCGCCGCGGCCCGGTGTGCGGGTACACCCTGCGCGGCAAGACGTGTGAGAAGCGGGGCGCGCACTACTGCGAGCCGCGCGCCGACCGGTTCGTGTTCTTCTGCGCCCAGCTGCTCGTCTTCACCAAGGGCCCGCACCGGCGCAAGCCGTTCCTGCTGCGGTTCTGGCAGGAGCACGAGATCGCCCGGCCGCTGTTCGGCGAGGTCGTCTGGTCGGCCGAGTGGGAGCGCTACGTCCGCCGCTACCGCCTCGCGCACATCGTGGTGGCCCGCAAGAACGGCAAGTCGGAGATCGCCGCGGCGATCCAGCTCTACATGCTCGTTGGCGACGACGAGGAGTTCGCCGAGGTGTACTCGGCGGCCGCCGACAAGGTCCAGGCGCGCAAGGTTTTCGAGCCGGCCGTGCGCATGGTGCAGCTGTCACCGGCGCTGGCCAAGCGGCTGAAGTTCCTGAAGGACGCGCAGCGCCTGGTCGACGAGAAGAGCAACAGCCACTACGAGGTCATCACGGCGGACGCCGACAAGGAGCTCGGCCACAACCCGCACTCGTTCGGCCTGGACGAGGTCCTGTCCCAGCCGGACGCCTCGCTGTGGCAGGCGATGACCACCGCGGCGGGCGCCCGCGAGCAGGAGCTGATGTTCTCGATCACGACCGAGACCAACGACTCGGCCAGCTTCGGCGCGGTGATGATCGACGATGCCGAGCGAGTGCAGGAGGACCCGGCCCGGGCGCCGCACGTGTTCGCGTTCGTGCGGAAGTTCCCGCGCACCGCCGAGCAGCTGGAGCGGCTGCGCCGGCTGTTCGCCGGGCATCCTGATCTGCCGGTCAGCCTCGACCCGTACGACGAGCGGAATTGGAAGTGGCCGAACCCGGCGCTGGACGACTTCAAGAGCCGCGAGGCGCTGCGCCGGCAGGCGATGGACGCGCGCGGCTCGAAGCTGAAAGAGAACGGCTTCCTGCAGTTCCAGCTCAACGTGCGCGTGCAGCAGGTCACCCGCTACATCTCGATGGATCTGTGGGACGCGTGCACCGGCGAGGTCACGCCTACACCGGAGTGGATCTTGCCGAAGATCGACGGCCGCAAGTGCTGGGGCGGCCTGGACCTGTCATCCAAGCTGGACCTGTCGAGCTGGTGCCTGCACTTCGACAACGGCTGGACGATGTGGCGGTTCTGGTGCCCTGAGTCCGTCGTCCCGGTCCTGGACGAGCACACCGGCGGCCTGTTCTCCGGCTGGGTGGATGACGGCTGGGTGACGCTGACCGACGGCGACACGATCGACTACGACCGCATCTACGACGACGTCGAGGAAGACCACCAGCTCTACAGGATCGTCGACGTCACCTACGACAAGTGGTGCGGCGAGCCGGTCCGGCAGGAGATCGTCAAGCGCACCGGCCTGACCATGTACGAGAGCAACACCACCTACGAGCGGATGACCGACCCGATGAAGGAGTTGGCCCGGCTGCTCAAGCGGCACGACGGCGAGCTGCAGCACGGCGGCAATCCGGTGGCCCGGTGGATGGCCGACTCGCTGGAGGCCAAGAGCCCGGTCGACGACCCCGAGCGTCTGCGGCCGGTCAAGCCGAACCGCGACAAGGTCGGCAAGCGCATCGACGGCATGGTGACGCTGCTGTACGGCATCGACGGCCGACGCCGCGGTGGCGAGTCCGAATCGGTCTACGAGACGCGCGGGATGACCGTGCTCTGAGGGGGTGCGAATGGAGCGGCTGCGCCACCTCGCCGACCAGCTCGACGCCATGGACGCGATCGCCATCGGCGCGACGATCGCCTTGTTCCTGGGCCTGTGTATGGTCTTCAGCTTCGGCGTGGCGCTGATCGTGCACGGCGCCCTCGGCCTGGCGTTCTGCTTCGGCACCGAGCTGCTGGCCGCGCCCTGGCGCAGGACGGGAGGCTGATCGTGGGCCTGATCCGCTCGACGCTACGCGCGGCGCTCAAGCCGCCGTCCGGGATCGCGACCCCCGAGAAGTGGGTGGAGGAGTGGTTCGCCGGCGGCTCGGCGACCGCCTCCGGCGTGTGGGTCAGCGAGGAGACGGCGCTGCACTACGCGCCGTTCTTCGCCGGCGTCCGCGTGATCGCCGAAGACGTCGCCTCCCTGCCGCTCATCACCTACGAGCGGCTGGCCCGGGGCAAGCGGCGCGCCAGCGAGCACCCGCTGTACCCGCTGCTGCACGACCAGCCCAACCCCTACATGACCTCGGTCGGGCTGCGCGAGACCCTGCAGGGGCACGCGCTCACCTGGGGCGACGGCTACGGCTACAACGTCCGCAACGCCGCCGGCGACGTAACCGAGATCTGGCCGCTGCGCCCGGACCGGTGCAAGCCGGAGATCACGCGCACCGGGCCCGGCCAGATGACGCTCATGTACCGCTACAGCGACGAGGTCAACGGCATCCACCGCATGCTCCACCCCGACGAGGTGCTGCACATCAAGGGCCTGGGCGGTGACGGCATCAGCGGCTACTCCGTCATCGGGATGGCCCGCCAGTCCCTCGGCCTGGGCGTCGCGGCCGAGCAGTACGGCGCCCGCCTGTTCGCCAACGGCTCGCGCCCCAGCGGCGTGCTCAGGCACCCGGGTCGGCTGTCGGACGGCGCGTCCAAGCGGCTCAAGGACGACTGGGAGAACATGCACAAGGGCCTCGACCAGGCGCACCGCGTGGCTGTCCTGGAGGAAGGCGTGGAGTGGCAGACCATCGGCATCCCGCCGGAGGATGCCCAGTTCCTGGAGACCCGCAAGTTCCAGGTCACCGAGATGGCCCGCTGGCTGCGCCTGCCCCCGCACAAGCTCGCCGACCTCGAACGCGCGACGTTCTCCAACATCGAGCACCAGGCGATCGACTACGTCACCTCGGCGCTGCGCATCTGGCTGGTGCGCTGGGAGCAGGCCATCCATTCCCGGCTGCTCACCTCGGCGGAGCGTGGCACGTTCTTCGCCGAGCACCTGGTCGACGCGCTGCTGCGCGGCGACACCAAGAGCCGGTACGAGGCGTACGCGATCGGCCGCACCTGGGGTTGGCTCAGCGCCGACGACGTCAGCGAGATGGAGAACCGCAACCCGCTGCCCGATGGGCGGGGCGAGGTGTACCTGGTGCCGCTCAACATGATGCCGGCCCCGACACCGGAGGAGGCCGCCACGCCACCGCCGGCCCCGGAACCGCCGGCACCGCCGCCCGACGACAACCCGGATGACGACCCGCGAGGACTGCGCAGCCGCGGCCTGCGCAGCATCGAAGCCCGGCGGGAGATCGCCGCGGTGTACGCCGAGCAGCTGCTCGCCGCCGACCGCGAGCTCGCCGAGCGCGAACAGGTCACGGTGGGCGAGCTCGCCGAGGCGCTCGCCGCCGGTGGGTCGACGTCGACGTTCCTCGCCGAGCTGGAGGCGCTGTACGACGGCGAGCTCCGCCAGGCCACGATCGACGCCTGGCTGCCGATCCTGGCCGAGCTCGCCGCGGCGATCGCCGCGGAAGCGGCCGCCGAGGTCGGCTACGAGGAGCCCGTCGACCTGAGCACGTGGGTGGCGGCCTACGTCGCCGCGCACGTCGGCTACCGGATCGCCAGTCAGCTCGGCCAGCTGACCGCGCTGGTGCAGCTCGGCGGTGACGTGGCGGCCGCGGTGCTCGGCAGGCTGGCCGACTGGGTGGCCAAGCGGCCCGAACGGATCGCGCGCTGGCAGGCCGTCCAGCTGCCCAGCGCGGCCGCCCGCGAGACGTGGCAGGAAGCCGGTATCACCGAGCTGCGGTGGGTGACCTACGGGCCGGAGGACTGCTCGTTCTGCGCGTCGCTGGACGGCGTCGTCGTCCCCATCGACACCCCCTTCGTCGCTGCCGGCACCACGATCCCCGGCGACGGCGACACGAAGATGAAGCCCGGCCGGGCTATCCACCATCCGCCGCTGCACCCCGGTTGCGACTGCCAGGTCCAGCCTGCTTGAGGAGGAGTCCCGCATGGCCATGACCGTCAAGTTGCCGCTCTATCTGACTGCCGGCACTGGCGAACCGATGGAGCTCGCTGAGCTGGACGTGCCCGTCGTATCCACGGCGAGTGAAGGTCACCTGGGCCTGTCTCTCGACCTGGCGGCTCTGCGAGGCGGCATCGTCCAGGCCCTGCGCGAGGCGGCCGACCACATGGAGGCCATGCCGATCGAGGAGTGGAAACTATGAGTATGCGGCATCTGCGTGGCTACGGCTTCGCTGACCTGGAGCGCGCCGAGGATGGCCCGATCCCGTTCGTGGCGGCGACCGCCGGCATTAAGGCCGACGGCCTGAATCTGACCATGGATGGCCTGGACCTGGAGCGCTACCTGGCCAACCCGGTCGTCATGTACGACCACGAGTACTGGGGGCGCGAGTCGCTGCCGATCGGCCGCGCGGTCGAGGTGAGCATCGACGGCGACCGGCTACTCACGCCGCTCGACTTCGATCTTGAGGACGAGTTCGCGGCCAAGGTGGACCGCAAGATCCGCAAGAAGTACCTCAACGCCGTGTCCATCGGGTTCGGCGCCTACAACATCGACTGGGACACCGGCATCCCCGAACGGTGGGAGCTGTACGAGATCAGCGTGGTGCCGCTGCCGCTCGACCCGGAGCGGTCGGC